GGTGCAACTCACAACAGAACGGGGTGCAGCCTGGAACAGAACGGGGTGCAGCGGCTGCACCCAATACGTCAATTAACCATCAAGGAACCGAACAGCAGCCGCAGCGCGGGAATTCCGATGTGATCGCCGAGCAGGACCAAGCCGCCATCGATGCGCTGGATGAACGCCAACGCTTCGCCATGTTCGCCACCTGGATACCGAGCGAGAAGGGATTGGCTGATCAACTCGCAATCGCCGGGCTTCCGGTTGAGTCGGTGACTGATGAGTTGTTCGCTGATTTCAAGGGCTTCTTCGTTGCCAAGCCTGTGACCGTCGACAGCCCGTCTGGCTGGTGCTTTCGACTGGTCAAGTGGATCAAGCGTGAGCAGGTGAAGCGTGCCGGAGGCCAATCTGCGCCGCCTGACTTCGACGACTCCAGTTGGGCTGATGATCTGGGGGATTTGTGATGGAGATGAAAGCGCCGCGTAGTGCTACTCAACTGCTCAGCAAGATGGGAAATCTGCCACCCGTTGCGCTGGTTCAACCGAAGCAACTGCCGCCCGGCACCACCGACGTCGTTAACGCACTGTTCAAAGAGCTACAGGCGATTTTTCCGGCATGGAGACAAGCCTGGCCCGACGATGATGCTTTGCGAGCTGCAAAACGCAGCTGGATCAAGGCATTCATCGTCGCCGGAATCAATACCCTTGAGCAGATCCGATACGGGCTTCAGAACTGCCGTCAGTACGGCGGCGATTTCGCGCCGAGCGTTGGCAAGTTCGTGAAGTGGTGCCAGCCAACGCCTGAGATGTTAGGCGTCCCTTCGCACGATAAGGCCTTCCGTGAAGCGCTGGTCAATTTGGACCCGAGCCGCGCCTCTTCCCGTGTGTGGTCGCACCCCGCGGTGCGTCATGCGGCGCTCCAGTGCGAGATGCACAACCTGAACAGCCTGGTGTCGGAGAAGGCTAGCAAGGTCTTCGATCGGGCGTACGACATCACCATCCGGATGCTGGTCCAGGGAAAGCCGCTTGAGGATATCGCCGTCGGCATCGGGCACGACTCGCAGAAGCCCGAAGTGCAGCTGGCCCAGGAATACGGTGAGGCGCGGCTACTGGCAACCATGGCTCGCCAATCCATTCCAGTCGACGGCCAGACCGCCCGCGCTCAATTGCTGTCTCGGTTCGGTACTCGAGAAAAAACAAACATCGAGGGCCACCCTAATGCCTGATCGCCTGCTGGCTGTTCCTGACCCAGAGAACTACCGCTTCGCCGTGTTTTGCTGCTCTTACAAGTGGGATCTGGGGAGTACTCCCGATCACGCACTCGCGCTGTTTGTTGATCAGGCGATGGCCGAGCGTTATGGCGCATCGATGTGGCCGAACACTTTTCAAGTCGTCGATCTTTTGGCGCCCGCAGGTAACCCGCAATGACCGCCCAAGTGAAAACCCTGACCGTGAAACTTTCGGATGCCGAAATTGAGCGTAGTGCCAAGAAGCTGCACATCCGCGATCTGCGAGATGCGAGTCACCCGGCGTTGCACTTTCGTTTCGCGAAGAATCGAGCGCGCGGTTCCTGGTACTTGCTCAGCAAGCGCACCTGGCACCGGATTGGCGGGTTTCCAGATCTGAGTACCAAGCAGGTTGTGGCCGCGTTGCCGACGGTGCGCCTTCGGGTTGCTGCCGACGAGGGCTCAACGCTTTCAACTTGGGTCACTACCGGTGAGTTGTTGGCTTGGTATGCCGATCGAATGGCCCGCGACCGCAACCTGTCCGAGAAACGCAAGAAAACCGGTGCCTCGGCCATTAAATGCCACCTGATGCCACGCTTGGGCGACCTGCCGCTGACCGACATCGACAAGGCCACACTCGACAGTCAGCTCATGTGGCCATTGCAGGAAAGCATTTCCATCGACTACGTGCGCCTGGTGTTCCAATTGCTGGCCCTGGTCTTCCGACAGGCGTTCAAGTTGGGCCTGATTTCGTCCAACCCCATGGCGTCCGTCAAGTTTAGTGACTTCTCCAAGGCGAAGGTGGGTATCAAGCCTTCCCGGTTGCGCAGCACCCAGCTTCAAGACCTCATGACATGTTTGCTCGATGCCATGGCGAACAACCCTTCAGACGGACTGTTGGCTCTGATGATGCTCTGCCATGGCACCCGCATCGGTGAAACCCGGCTGGCACGCTGGTCGCACATCAGCTTGGCTGAGCGTGAGTGGTTCATTCCGGCCGAGCACACCAAGACCGGTGTAGAGCATCACCTGCCGCTGACCGATCAGGTGCGCAAGGTGCTCATCAGCTATCGCGAGATCCAGCGGGCCAACGGGTATGACGGTCAGTTCTTATTCCCGTCCCGTAATGGAAAGGCACTCAGCGAAGGGCAGGCGAGTGCCGTGTTCGTGCGGCTGGGGCATGGCGAGTGGACCAGTCATGACTTGCGCAAAGTCGCCCGCACCGGTTGGGCAGACCTTGGCGTCGACCACCTGATTGGTGAACTGCTGATCAACCATGCCATGGGCCACAACGTGAAGGTGTACATCCAGTCGGACGTCATGAGCCGTAAGCGCGATGCGCTAGAGCAGTGGCACGCGCATCTAGATACGAAGGGCTTTGACCAGATTCATATGTTGACCGGCGTTAGATTCGGAGATTCCGGTAGAGCGCTGGAAGCCACAGAACACAAGGCCTGCGAGGCCACTCAAGAATCAACCATAGGCGAGGTTTCAAATCATGCAGAAAGGTCGAGTGCCTGGCTTTAAGCGAGAACGCATCGAGCTGGAGCTTTGCTCGATCTGCGTGGGGAAAGCGGTAGTAAAAGGTCTGTTTTATGAGCTGGTTTGTACTGATTGTAACGGATCTGGTTGGGTTGTTCAGGGCAGCAAGTTGGTGCTTTCTTCCGACGAATTGGTCACCCAATTGAGCTTCAAATTACAGAATGCTCAGCGTGAAATTTCAGTGCTGAAAGGTTCGCCACCGATGAGCGAACCACAAAGCCAAAACGAACGATCGAACCGCCTAGGGGCGGGCGGCACAAATTACACAGGGGATTAAAGAGATGATGATTCGCAAGCCAGCGGGCCGGCCATTGGGCGATACCGAATATTTGCTTGAGCAATGGGGATGGTGGCGGATGGATGGGCTGGGAGTACCGGGATACACGTCACCGACACTTGCGCTGATGCGCCAAGCAATGACATACGTTGGGCCTAGTAAAAACTATTGCATCACCGATGATTGGGCTCTTGCGATTGACAATGGCGTCGCTAAGCTTACACAACGCGATCAGCAGATGGGCGATATTATCTGGCTTTATTTTGGCGCCAAATGGCCGATGGTGAAAGTTGGAAAGTTTTACGGTTTGAGTGAGGGCAAAGCAAGAGAGCTGGTCAGAGCTGGGGTCGCGTGGGTAGACTGCGCAGTAAGAACAACAAGGTTGGTAGCCTAATAAAAAGTTGTTTGTATTAATGAAATTTAGATATGGCGGGGACGGGTAGAATGAAATGGATTTGCCATGTGATTGCTTGCTGCTCATTATTGTTCGTTTTTTCTGCTGAGGCTAAGCAAGAAACTAATGTAGGTGCGGCTAGTGTTGGGTTGGCGAAAACTGATGGTGCAGTTTCTGTGTCAAGTTTGGTGGCGACCGTTGGTGATAAAGAACGTGAGTTAATTTTGCTGAGAGAGCAAAATAAACTATTTAAAGACTTCCAGTCTTTGCAGCAGACTACGGTGTATTGGTCGTTGACTGGCGTGTTTGGGTTGGTGATGATTCTCGTAGGTGCGAGTTTTTACACTAACTTCAGGTTTTACGAAAAAGATAAGGAGAATCTTAAAGTCGAATTAGATACTAAGCTTGAAAATTTCGGTTCAATTATCAATGCTCAAATGCTGGATCAGCGGCGCGAAGCCGATCAGTCAGTTGAGCGGAACAGCCAAAGAATTCAAGATATAATGTTGGCTCAGCTTTCTGAAGTCCGCGCCTCACTGGATGCTATTCGCTTGGAGATCTCTAGCGAATTTAAAGGTGTGTCTGAGAGCCAGACAAAATTTGAAAGTGAACTGCGTTCCGTTCGAAAATCGCTCTCTGACGCTGAAATTGAACTGCGGAAGGTCGAGCTAGAGTTTTGGGATGCTCAAGATATTCCAGACAATATGATGATTACACTATGTCAGGCTCTCAAGGCAGCGGCCAGTGCAGGTGATAAGCGGGCCGTTTCTGATATATATGAAAAGATGGTGACTGTTTTAAAAGATAAGTATGAAGGTGATTTGGGGATGGATTTAGATGTGTCAATTTACACGAAGAAAATGTTGGATGTGTGTGCACAGTATGATCCAAAGGGTGTTGCTGAGGTGAAAAAGCATTTGTCAAAAGTCAAGGTGAACGTGGAGGCGGAAGCGGAAGCGGAAGCGGTAAGTAGCTAATCGGATATGCAGGTAGCTATTCTTGCGTTCATCTTTCTCGCGCAGGGTTTTCCGCGCGGAATAGTTGTGTTTTCATAGCAGCGTGAACTGCTATGAACGCAGCGAGACGCTTTCAAAGCCCGACCATCGAGTCGGGTTTTTTATGCCTAATTACAAGCCCTGCCTCTAGCAGGGTTTTTTCGTTTTTGGCCCCATGCTTGGCTCTTTGCTTCAAGCGGATGACAGTGACATGGATGCCGAATCAATTTGAGGACTGCAGATGAACACGGAGCAACAAGCTCTCGCGGATGTTCCCCTTTGGTTATTGATACTGTTGAGCATGGCGGGGCTGTCGGGAGAGATGCTGAGAGCGTCAGGCAGTGACCTCGGTCTGCAGCAGATCCTGCAACGCGTAGCGTTACGGTTTCTCGCATCCGGTCTGTTGGGGATGGCCACGTTGCTACTTGCAATGGCGCTCTGGAACAACCTGTACTTGGCGGCCGGCTTGGGCATCGTAATCGCGGTGATTGGGGCAGATGTCGCGGGAGGTCTTTACACGCAATTTTTGGCGAGAAAGGCGGGTGTTAGTGACCCATCGACAACGAACAATCTGGGCGATCAGTAAGAGCTGGCAGAGGGGAGGGCGGTGCAGTGTTCAAGGTAGGTATTGGATTGGATGCCGCCCCAGTTCTCTGGGAGTTGGACGATATTGCCCGTCGGCAGATGCCTTTCGCGCAGGTGCTGACAGCGACCCGGCTGGCTCAGCGGGTCAAGAAGGGCATGATCCCCGTCATGAAGGCGCGACTTGATCGGCCGACACCGACCACGTTGAACAGTCTGTTTGTGAAGGCGGCCACCAAGAGTCGGGCCGCGGAGGTCTATTTCAAGGACTCATGGGCGTCCGGTATCCCTGCTGATGCGTACCTTCAGCAGGCTGTTGGTGGTGGGCTGCGTCCGCATAAGCGCTTTGAAAAGGCGCTGATTGCGCGCGGCGTCATGCAATCCAATGAGTACGCCGTGCCCACGGCGCCATTCATGAACCAATACGGCAACGTCTCACGCGGCACCATGACCAAGATCCTTTCTGGCTTGGGCGCCGCGTCGATGCGGGCAGGCTACCAGGCCAATGCCACTAGCAGCCGCCGCAGCAAGTCCAAGGGCAACTCCCATCGATATTTCCCCGGAGAGGTTGATGGTTCGCGAGCAGTGTGGGAACGCGTGTCGATGGGCATGGGGGATGCTGTTCGCCCGGTCTTTGTCTTCAGTGCGTCGGCCCCGCGTTACCGCACTATTTTCCCGTTCTTCAAGATCGGCGAGAACATTGTAAAGGCGAACCACGCGGCCGAGTTTGCCCAGGCATTCGCCGAGGCGCGCGCGTCCGCCCATTGATCGGGCGTCGAGGTTGCGAAATGTGGAAAAAGGCCGCTTTTCGTGCGGTTTTCGCTTGACAGGCGACCCTCCGGGCAAATCCAAAAGGTACTCCCAGACCCCACCCCCATTGGGGGTAATTCGGGCCCCGCTTCTTCGCTATGTATGACCCATTTTCAGAGGTTGGTTGTTGTGTAGTTATGGCTAATCCATCGATCACTCGTAAGCCTGAATGGCTAAACAAATCCCGCATGGCTGAAAGCTTGGGTATCACCACGCAGGCCTTCGATAAATGGGGGGTCGTGGCCGTTGCAAAGATCGGGCGCGAGTCCTTTTATGACGTCCGGTCAGTGCTGGATAACCGGCTGAAACATCAGGATGGGAAACAACAACCTGGCTCCGAAGAAGTCGATCCGCTCATTGGTTACAAGATTGATTGCGAGCGCCTGCGCCTGACCCGAGAGCAGGCCGATGCCCAGGCGCGCAAAAACAAGATCGGCGACAAGGAGCTTGTCCCGGTCGGGTTCATGATTTTCGCGCTCTCCAGCCTGTCGGCGCAGTTGGCCTCAACCCTGAACACCATTCCCAAAAGCGTGAAGCGCAAGCACCCCGATATCGCAGTGCGTCACCTTGATGCAGTCGAAACCGAAATTGCCGTTACGCGTAACGCTGCTGTCGGGTTGGCTGACCGCATACCGGAGCTTTTAGATGAGTACATCGCCACCGTGGATGAGGCCACTGGTTGACGCTGTCCGGCGCGGACTGAAAAGCCTACAAAAAGATGCCCCTATGACGGCAGTCGAGTGGGCAGACGAATACTTCTACATGTCTTCGGAATCGTCCTACGGTGAAGGCAAATGGACGACCGAGGCCTTCCAAGTGCCCTTGCTTAACGCAATGGGCAACGACCTGATCGAAGAATTAAACCTGCTGAAGTCGGCGCGGGTTGGCTACACCAAGATGTTGGTGGCGAACATCGCCTACAAGATCGAGCACAAGAAACGCAGCGTCTGCATGTGGAGTCCGACCGACGACGACGCCAAAGACATCATGAAAAAGCACGTCGATCCGATGATTCGCGACGTGCCGGTGATCAAGGCATTGGCGCCCTGGTGCGGAAAGAAGCACGGCGACAACACCCAAGAATCCAAAGTGTTCGAAAACCGCAAGGTGCTGTGGTGGCTGGGCGGCACCGCCGGCGGCAACTACCGGGAGAAAAGCCCGGATGAAGTCGGATACGACGAGCTGTCGAACTTCGATGAGGATATCGAAGGCGAGGGTTCGCCGACCTTCTTGGGCGATAAGCGCCTGGAAGGGGCGACTTACCCGAAGTCAATTCGCGGTTCCACGCCAAAGCTGGCGGAAACCTGCCAGATCACCCGGGCGGCCAACGAATCGGCCTACCTGATGCGTTTTCACATTCGCTGTCCGCATTGCCGCACTGAGCAGACGCTGAAGTGGGGCGGACCGGATGAGCCGTATGGCATCAAGTGGTTGAAGGATGAACGCGGCGAAGTCGTCAAGGCCTGGTATTTGTGCGAGTCCGGTCACGGCTGCACGTTCGAACACCACGACATGATCGAGGCGTCAAAGTCGGGCCGGTATATCTGCGAGAAAACCGGTATTTGGACACGCAACAGCATGGAGTGGTTTGGTGCTGATGATGCGCCGATGCGCACGCCGCGCCGCCTCACGTTCCATATCTGGACGGTTTATTCAACGTTCACGACGTGGGTAAAGATTGCCGACGAGCGGGTCAAGGCCGGTAAGGACCGGGGCAAGCTCAAGACGTTTACCAACACCACGTTGGGCGAGACATGGGAAGAAGACCAGACCGAGAAAGTCGACTGGGAGCTGCTGCACGCTCGGCGTGAGGTTTACGCCGCCCAGGTGCCGCCGCGCGTTGTCGTGCTGACTGGCTCGATCGACACCCAAGACGACCGATACGAGCTGCGTGTATGGGGTTGGGGGGCTGGCGAAGAGGCGTGGCTGATCGACCGTAAGATTCTTTACGGCGACCCTGACAGCGCGGTTCTCAAGCGCAAAGTCGGGCGCGAGCTGCACCGCATGTACAGCCGTGCAGACGGCGCAAAGATGCGGGTAGAGCGTTGGTGCTGGGACTCCGGCGGCCACCACTCGGACGCTGTCCGGGCTGAAAGCCGCAAACATGGCGTGCATTGGGTGATCCCGATTTTCGGGGCCAGCACCTACGGCAAGCCGATTGCGAGCTTCCCGCGTCGCAAGGAAAAGAAGTCGAAAACCTACTTGACGGAAATTGGTACCGACAACGCCAAAGAGGTGATCTACAACCGCCTCAAGCTACAGCCGGACGGCAATCGTCCGGTGCCGGGTCTGGTGCATTTCCCTGCCGACGACCAGATCTGCGACGGCGACGAGCTTAAGCAGCTCACCAGTGAAACCAAGAAATGGATCATGGCCCGAGGGCGCCGAGTGCTTCGCTGGGATGCCAGCAAGAAGCGCAACGAGGCGCTCGACTGCTTCGTATACGCCTTGGCGGCTTTGCGGATCAGTCAGGAGAAGTTCGGCCTCGATCTGGAGTATCTGGCGCGTCAGAACTCGGCAGCGAGTGACGAGTACGAGCGGGACAAACCAGATGAGCAGGACGAGTCAGACGAATCGATCGACCTTGACGAGCCACAAGCCCCGGCCCCCGAGCCAGAGCCTGAGCCAGCCCCGGCCCCGATCCAATCTCAACCAGACCACCAGCCTGCCGCCGGCGGCTGGATTGATACAGGAGCGAGCGCATGGCTGCGTTAACACCTCAGGAAATGCTTGATAAGTACCTGCAAGCCGAGGCGGACGTGCTGGCCGGTAAGGACGTGCAGTTCAACGGCCGGCGTGTCGTCATGGCGGATCTGCCGCAAATCAGGCAGGGCAGGGCGGAATGGGAACGCCGCATGGCCCAGGCACAGCGCGGAGGGCGCCCGGCGTATTCCCTGGCGTCGTTTGAATGAACCTGCTGGATAAGGCACTTGCGCCGCTGTTCCCGGGTTTCGTCGCCGAGCGGTTGCGTGCGCGTAACGTGATCATGGCGTTTGAAGCCGCCACGGTGACGCGCACGCACAAGGCCAAGAAGCAAACAAAAAGCGCTGATGCATCACTGAACAAAACGCTGAAATCGTTGCGTGAGCAGTGCCGCAAGCTGGACGAAGACCACGACATTGTCACCGGTTTGTTTGACCGCCTGGAGGAACGGGTGGTGGGTGGTCCGGGCATTGCGGTCGAGCCGATTCCGCTGGGTTACGACGGTACGGTGCATACCGTGTTTGCCGCGAAGGTCAAGGCACTGTGGGGGGAATGGTCGCTCAAGCCGGAAGCGTCGGGCGAGCTGAGCCGGCCGCAGGTGGAACGGCTGGTGTGCCGTACCTGGCTACGCGACGGCGAGGCGTTGGCGCAGATGCTGATGGGCAAGGTGCCCGGCTACGACCACCTGCACGGCGTGCCGTTTGCGCTGGAGCTGCTGGAGCCAGATTACCTGCCCATTGAGTACACCGACCTGTCCAAGGGCATCGTGCAGGGCATCGAGCGCAACGACTGGCGGCGCAAGCGTGCATTTCACTTGCTCAAATCCCACCCGGGGGATCAGCGCGGTGTGTTCGCGCAGAACACCAAGCGCGTGCCGGCCGAGCAGATGATTCACATTGCGCACCGTAAGCGCATCGGTCAGAACCGTGGCCAGCCGCTGCTACACGCGGTGTTGATCCGCTTGGCGGATATCAAGGATTACGAGGAAAGCGAGCGGGTCGCTGCGCGCATCAGTGCGGCGTTGGCCATGTACATCAAAAAAGGGCTTCCTGACGATTACATTCCGCCGGCCGAGGGTCAGGTGCGCGCAGAGCGAACCTTTCCGATCGCCCCAGGCATCGTGATCGACACCCTGCTGCCCGGCGAAGACGTCGGGATGATCGAAAGCAACCGGCCAAACCCGTTCCTTGAGGGGTTCCGCAACGGCCAGCTTAAGGCCGTCGCGGCGGGTACGCGCGGCACCTATTCCAGTGTGGCGCGCAGCTATGACGGCACCTACTCGGCGCAGCGTCAGGAGCTGGTCGAGGGGCAGTTGGGTTACGACCTGCTGCAGCATGAATTCATCGACTACTGGTGCCGCCCGGTTTACCGCAAATGGCTCGAAATGGCGATTCTGAGCGGCCAATTGGTGGTGCCTGTGGATGTCGATCCACGAACGATCTACGGGGCGTTTTATCAGGGGCCGGTGATGCCATGGATCAATCCGGTGCATGAGGCCACGGCGTGGAATCTGCTGGTTGAGTCCGGTTTTGCCGACGAGGCCGAAGTGGCCCGATCGCGGCAGCGCAACCCTTCAGAACTCAAGGCTTCGCGCATGGCGGAAGTCGCCGCGAACCGCGAGCACGGGCTGGTTTTCAGCTCGGACTACTTCCACAAAATCTACGGGAAGAATCAACCCAATGATGACGAAAAGAAGCGGGCCGCTGATGCGGCCTCAGGGCTCGACCCCGCGCAAGGATGAATCAAGCGCTGGGCAGAGCTGGTATCAGTTGCGCGCCGCTGCAAAGGGCGTGGTTGACCTGATGCTGTACGGCGATATCGGCGCCTGGGGCATCTCGGCCAATCAGTTCGCCCGCGACCTGAAAGCCCTCGGTGACGTGTCACAGATCAACCTGCACGTTCACTCCCCCGGTGGGGACGTGTTCGAAGGCATGGCCATGTACAACCTGCTGAAGAACCACCCGGCCCGGGTGGAGGGGACGGTAGATGGTCTGGCGGCGTCCATGGGCAGCGTGATTCTGATGGCGTCGGACGTGATCCGAATTCCGGCCAACGCCATGATCATGGTGCATAAGCCGTGGGGGATTCAGGGCGGTGACGCCGACGAAATGCGCCGCTATGCCGACTTGCTCGACAAGGTCGAGGACTCGCTGGTGGCGGCCTACACCAGCAAGACCGGCCTGTCCGCCGAAGAGGTCAAGGCCTTGCTTGCGGCTGAAACCTGGATGACCGGCACTGAGGCGGTTGAACAGGGGTTCGCTGACGAAATGGTCGAGTCGATCGACGCCTTCGCAAAACTCAATTCACAACGTATGCAGGACTTCCAGAAAATGCCCGAATCCTTCAAAAGCCTGTTCGACCCGCGAGCCTCTGTAACGCCGCCAGCGAACCCGCCAGCGACTCTGCCGCCCGCTGCTTTGACGCCTGAGCAAATCATGGCGCAGGGCGCGGCGGCAGAAGCGTCCCGTCGTAACGCGATCAGCGCGGCGTTTGCGCCGTTTGCGGCGCATCAAGAGCTTCGCGACACCTGCCTGAACGACATGGCCTGCACCCTGGAGGTGGCCAACGCCAAGCTGCTGGCCGTGATCGGCGCGGCCACGACTCCGACCGCAACCTCGCGTCATCAGGGTCATGTCGGTAACGGTAATATCGTGGGTGATTCGGTACAGGCTTCGCTGCTGGGTCGCCTCGGCATCGAAGACAACCAAGCGGACAACGCTTACAACCACATGACCCTGCGCGAACTGGCTCGCGCTTCCCTGGCCGATCGCGGCATTGGTGTCGCGACCCTGCGTCCAATGGACATGGTCGGTCTGGCGTTCACCCACGACGCCAGTGACTTTGGCAACATCCTGCTCGATGCTTCGCACCGTTCGTTGTTGGCGGGCTGGGAGGATGCGGAGGAAACCTATCACCTGTGGACTCGCCAAGGTCGTTTGAGCGACTTCAAGGTGGCCAACCGTGTCGGTTTGGGTTCGTTCTCGACGCTGCGTGAAGTTCGCCCTGGTGCTGAATACAAGTACATCACCCTCGGCGACACCGGCGAGACGATCCGTCTGGCCACCTACGGCGAAATCTTCAGCATCAACCGTCAGGCGATCATCAACGACGACCTCGACGCGCTGAGCGCGATTCCGCGGCTGATGGGGGCTGCCGCTCGCGCAACCATCGGTGATCTGGTGTATGACACCCTGATCAACAACGGCAAGATGAAGGACGGCAAGCCGCTGTTCGACGCCTCGCGTAAAAACCTGTTCACCGGCGCCGGCTCGGCTCTGTCGATCGCGGCAATGAGCGCGGCGAAAACCGCCATGGCATTGCAGAAGGGCAAGCCCGCCAAAGAAGGCGAGAAGACCCGCACGTTGAACGTGCGTCCTGCATACCTGTTGTGCCCAGTCGCGCTGGAAGATCAGGCCAATCAGTTGATTCGCTCGACGTCGGTGCCGACTGCACAAGTCAACGCTGGGGTGGTTAACCCGATCCAGAACTTCGCCCAGGTGATCGGCGAGCCGCGTCTGGACGACAACTCGTCGACGGCGTGGTATCTGGCGGCGAAGCAAGGTAGCGACACGATCGAAGTGGCCTATCTGGATGGCGTTGATACGCCGTACATCGACCAGATGGAAGGCTTCACCAGCGACGGTATCGCCACCAAGGTGCGTATCGACGCCGGTGTCTCCGCGCTCGATGCGCGCGGCCTGAACAAGTCCAACGGCGCTTAAGGCATCACCCCACCCTCAAAGCCCCGCCTAGTGCGGGGTTTGTTGTTTCTGGACAGGAGAAAAATGGCTATGGCCACGAACTATGTAAGCACCGGTGAAACCACTACCTTGCCGGCCCCCACTGGCGGCTCTGTCGCCGGCGTGCCGCAGGTGATCAATGACTTGGCCGTGATGCCGTTGCAAAGCGGCTCGAAAGGCACGCTGATCGTGTACCGCACCAATGGCAATTGGAGCGTGCCGGCGGATGCCGCACTGAAAGCCGGCATGAAGGCCAGCGTCAAGGCGGGCGCCTTGGTGGCGGCCGGCACTGCTGATTCGGCGCCCTACGGCAAGCTGTTGACCGATGCGGTCGGCGGTTATGCCGAAGTGCTGATTGTTCAGTAATGCCGTTCGATCGGTTCCGGGTCTTGGCTGATCGCACTGACGCGCTGCTGGTTGCGCGTCTGGGCGACAAGGCGATCTTTGATGATGGCCGCACGGTCTACGGCGACTTCACGTCGCCTTTTGTCGGTGCCGAGATTGGCGGCGGCAAGGCCGGATCTGCGCGCTTGGGCGCGGCCATCAACGCCGATGCGGTGCTTGAGCCGAATCTGAATGCGCGGACGGTCGACGTGCAGGGGGTCAAAAAGGGCGACTTTCTTACCATCGACTTGCCGGCCCACTTGGGCGGTGGCCGCTACAAGGTCAGCCGCTTGAAGCCTGACGGTTCGGGCATGGTCGATCTGGTGTTGAGTGTGGGCAATGAGCGAACTGACGACGTTACATGAGGCCATCACCCGCACGATCAGTGCGGCGATGCCGAATATCCTGCACGTCGAGCAATTCCCCGAGCTGGGTTCTGAGGTTCAGACCCCGGCGCTGTTGTACGGGCTGACGGACATGACCCTTGGCACCGATCGCGGCGAAGGAAAAACGGCGCTGATCGGCCGTTTTCAGTCGTGCATTTTGGTCGATGCGGTGCGCAAAAAGGCCTCGCTACAGGCCGCCATTCTGGCGTCTCAGATGGCGGTGATCTTGAAAGATCAATATTGGGATCTGGACTTTGTCACGGGCCCGCCGGAGAACATCCATGCGCAGCCAGAAGCCCCGACGCAAGACCTTGAGCAGTTCGTCATGTGGTCGGTGCAGTGGACGCAGGCCTTCGAAATCGGAACGCTTGAATGGCCATGGCCGGATGAGCCGCCGGGCTCGCTGATGTTCGGTTTGGATGACGCCCCCGAAGACGAGTTTTTCCCACCGGAGAGTCCGCCATGAGTCACGCGCTGTCTGAGCATGATCGCATCATTGCGGCCATGCTGATGCCATGTGTGGTGGTCGGTGTGGATTTGGTGGCAGGCGCCGTGCGGGTGTCCGCTGGTGAGTGGACGAGCGCCTGGGTGCGCTGGCACAGCCTCGCGGCCGGCAAGGCGCGCCACTGGCGGGCGCCTAGTCCGGGCGAGCAGGGGGTGCTGTTCAATCCAAGCGGACAGGCCGGCATGGGCACCTTCATTCCAGGCCTGTACGGCAATGCCGGCAGTCAGCCGGATAACCGCGACCACGTCGAGGTCTGGCGCTTCGATGATGGCGGTTCACTGGTCTACGACTGGCAGGCCAAGAGCTACACCATCACCCTGCCGAGCGGCGCGGTGACGATAAAGGTCGGCGGTAGTGAGGTCGTCGTTACGGATAACGCCGTTGACGTGAAAAGCGGGAATATCACCCTGAAAGGGTCGGTGAAGATCGACGGGACGTTACTCGTAACGGGCAACATCAACGGTTCCGGCAACATCATGGCGGCCGGTAATAGCGACAACCACCACACGCATTAATCCATCAATCATCCAGCCCGCCGCGTGCGGGTTTTTTTGTGTCCGGAGGAAACCCATGGCCAAGGCCACTGCAACACCTGACGCTGCTGAAGTTCCGGCGGCGGATCTGCGATTGAAGTTCCGCGACAAGCTGTTTACCTCGCGCACCCTGTGCATCCCAGGAACGGATCGCACCTTGTCGGTGGCCAAGGCCACGGTCGAGGCTTCGGCGTCCGATGAGCAGGCTGTCAGCTTCCTGAAATCCCATCCCGAACTTGAAGCCCTGGAGTGACGCAGATGATCGGAATGGATCGCCACACCGGGCAACCCATTTCTGGCATCGCGCGGGTTATTCAGGCGATCGGCGACATTCTTGGCACGCCGCTGGGCAGTCGCCGAGAGCGGCCGGAATACGGTAGCAAGCTGCGTTCTTATGTGGATTTGCCAGTAAACGCCGGGTGGAAAAGCTCGGTGCAAGCCGAGGCGGCCCGCGCGATCGGTAGATGGGAGCCGGCCGTGGAGCTGAAGAGTGTCCGCGTGGTGGCTGTGCTGGGCGGGAAAATTGATTTGGTTGTTGCCGGCAAGTACCTGGGCGACAGCTTCGAGATCGAGGTGAGTGCATGACCATCGTGGATCTGTCAGCTCTTCCGTCGCCGGATGTGCTGGAACCGTTGGATTTTGAACAGACCTACGACGAGGGTCTGAGCACTTTTCGCGGGCACATGGGCGACGACTGGTCGGCCACCCTTGAGAGTGATCCGGTAGTCAAGCTGCTGGAGGTCGCGGCCTACAACAAGCTCGGCAACCGGGCCCGGGTCAACGACGCGGCCAAGGCATTGCTGCTGGCATATGCGATCGGCGCGGATCTTGACCAGATCGGAGCCGGCTACAACATGCCTCGCCTGGTGATCCAGGCCGAGGATCTGACGGCCGTGCCGCCAGTGCCGAAAGTCATGGAAAAAGACGACCCGTACCGCGAGCGCATCCAGTTAGCCTATGAAGGGCTGACCACGGCCGGGCCGCGAAACAGCTACATCCTGCACACGCGAAGCGCCTCGGGGCTGGTGGCGGACGCCACGGCCGAAAGTCCGGCGCCGTGCAACGTTACGGTAACGGTGCTGAGTACGGAGGGCGATGGTCGCGGGGTGGCCAGTCCCGCGTTGCTAGACATCGTCCGGGTTGCGCTGGATGACGAAGACACCCGGCCGCTCGGCGATCGGGTCAAGGTGCAAAGCGCGGAAATCATCGACTACCGGATTGACGCCATCCTGCACATGAACGGCGCCGGCCCGGAGACTGACGCCAGTTTGGCGGAAGCCACCCGACGGCTGGCGGCGTGGATCAATCCGCGCAAGCGGCTGGGGGTCGAGGTCGCGCGTTCCGCCGTGGACGCCCAGTTACACGTTGCCGGCGTTTCCCGGGTCGAGTTGCCCAGCTGGGTTGACCTGGCCCCAACGAAGGAACAGGCGGCCTACTGCACGGGCTACAGCGTGATGATGGCGGGGGCGACATGAGAAGCCTGCTGCCGAGCAATAGCACGCCACTGGAACGGGCTATCGAGGCCACGTTCTACGAGAAAACCATTGTTCCGCTGCGCACCCTGTACAACCCCGACACCTGCCCGGTTCACCTGCTGCCGCATCTGGCGTGGGCATGGTCGGTCGATCGCTGGGACTACCGATGGTCTGAGGCGACCAAGCGTGCCGCCATCAAGGCGTCGTTCTACATCCACAAGCACAAGGGCACGATCGGCGCGATTCGTCGGGTGGTCGAGCCGCTGGGTTATCTGATCGAGATTATCGAGTGGTTCAAGACCGTGCCCGAGGGCGTGCCGGGCACCTTTGCGCTGAAGGTTGGCGTTCTCGATACCGGGATCACCGAGGAAATGTATCAGGAGCTTGAGCGCCTGATTGACGACGCTAAACCAGTCACCCGGCACCTGACCGGGCTGGCGATTAGCCTGGAAACCCAAGGTGATTTGAATATCGCCGCGTCCCTCTACGAAGGCGACGAAATCGACGTTTACCCGCCGGTGATGCGTGACATTGAGGTCACGGGCAGCTTCGGCGTGGTCGGGCGCGAACACTCCATAGACACCCTGGACGTTTATTATGATTGATGCGAATTCGCAGTTTTTCGCGATCCTCACGAACGTGGGGATGGCCAAGCAGGCGAACGCCGATGCACTCGGCATTCCCTGGCTGATCACCCAAATGGGCGTAGGGGATGCCAACCCGGGCGCGGTGGAAAATCCGGCCAACCCGGTTCCGTCCCCGACCCAAACCAGGTTGCTCAACGAGTGGCGCCGCAAGCCGCTGAACCAACTCAAGATCGATCCGGTCAACCCGGCGGTGCTTATTGCCGAGCAGATCATTCCGGCCGATGAGGGCGGCAAGTGGATTCGCGAGATTGGTCTGTACGACGCGGACGGCGATCTGGTGGCGGTGGCCAACTGCGCGCCGAGCTTCAAGCCGTTGCTGTCGCAAGGCTCGGGTCGCACGCAAATTGTGCGCATGAACTTCATCGTCACCAGCACCGGCAACATCACACTCAAGATCGATCCGGCGATTGTCCTGGCCTCGCTGGCCTACGTCGACGCGGCCATTCTTGAAGTGCTGCCGGCGAACAAGACGGCCGGTGAATTCACTCGGGTCAAGGTCAACAATCGCGGGGTGGTGGTGTCGGGCGATAATCCGGCTACGCTGGCCGCGATGGGCATCACTGACAGCTTCACCAAGGCCGAAGTCGAAGCGATGATCGCCCAGGCTTCGGCGCTGCCGGTCGGTACCATGGTGGCGTTTCCCGTGAACAAGGTTGCGCCCGGGTTTCTGGAGATCGATGGCAGTGTTCAGAGCATTGCAGCGTATCCGGATCTGGCGGCGTTCCTGGGAACGGCGTTCAACAAGGGTGATGAGGGTGCCGGTAACTTCCGACTACCTGACTCGCGTGGCGAGTTCCTACGGGGCTGGGACCATGGGCGCGGTATTGATACTGGTCGTGCCATCGGTAGCTGGCAGGTCGGTACTTATGTTGGGGGGGATGGCGATGCTTTGAACCATCCAATCCCGAACTTGAACGATGCGAACCATATACGAGTACTCGGTATCGAGTACGACAAAATGCCTTGGGTGCCAGAGACGATTACCGTTAATGCAACGGGCTCGACAGTAGTCACCGGCGTGGCAATGGATGGCGTTCAAGCACCGGGCACGGCAAGCGGTGGGATTGACTTCGGGCGGAGCCGCCCTCGTAACGTGGCGGTGATGTGGTGCATCAAGGCCTGGAACGCCCCGATCAATCAAGGAAACATTGATATTGCGGCGCTCGCCGCTGAGGTTCAGTTGGCCAGGTCTTTGGCGATAGTTGGTAGTTATAAAGGGTTGTTTATTACCACGTCCGGCTTAAGTGCTGATATTGCGGTCACTGTCGATAAGTTAGTGGTGGGCTCTGGAAACCTTCTTAAGGTTTTGAGCAATGTAAACCTGAGCTTTAATGGATTGGCTGTTGGGGCGAATGGTATTGATGTTGGCGCTATGGCTGCGTCAACTTGGTATGCGGTATGGGTTATCTGGAATGACGCCACTGCGACAGCGGCGGGCTTGCTTTCTTTAAGTCGAACAGCTCCAGCGTTACCTGCGGGTTTCTCGCATATGGCGCTAGTTGGCTGGATCTTTACCGATGCTACCGCCAATAAGTTCCCACTATCGCAAATCAAGAAAGACAAGCGGGTTGTCTGGAAGACTGCAGCAGGCAGCAACGTTGCCACTCCACGCCGTATGGCGAATGGCGCGGCCGGAAATCCGACCACGCCAACGTGGGTTGCGGTATCGACTACAGCCTATGTATCGCCTACGGCCAACTCAATCAAAGTAGAACTCGTCAATTATACGGCTAACGCCGCCGGCGTTGCGCCTAATGCGGGATACGGCTCAGTTGTCGACTACTTAAATCCTCCGCCAATTGCCTCGTTTTTTGTCGGCGGCTCAGGTGGAGCGCATTCAAAGAATACCGGGGAGCTGCTACTTGAGTCGGCAAGCATTTACTGGGCGTCGGTAAACGAGAATTTATTCTGCCTGGGTTATGAGGACAGTGTATGAGCATTGGGTGGGCTGTTAAAAACGATCTATCTGGTATGCGTTCATTTGATAGTGAGCACAATGTGCTTCTGGATGATGAGTATTTTATCGACATCAACGAAGGGCCTGAGCCCGAAATTGTTCCGCTGCCACCGGGTAACGAAGAGCTGATGGCGCTGGCCAGGGAGAAGTGCAACCAGCTACTGGCCATTGCTGCTAACCGCATGGGGCCGCTGCAAGACGCTGTAGATATCGCCCGTGCGACTGATGACGAGGTGGCCCGTCTGATGCTGTGGAAAGGCTACCGAGTCGACTTGAGCCGGATCGAGCAACAAGAAGGCTTTCCGCTCGATATCGACTGGCCCCTGTCACCTGACGAAGCCCTGGCCCAATAAACGCCCCGCACTGACGGGGCGTTTTCTTTTCCGTTACGCGTAACACGAACACCCTCACAGCCTCGCTTATGCGGGGCTTTTTCGTTTCTGGAGATTGACCCTTATGAGTGGTTTTTTTCACGGCGTCACGACCACGCTGATCGACACCGGGACACGCACCATCTCGCTGCCGTCGTCCTCGATCATCGGTCTTTGCGACACTTTCACCCCGGGCGTTCTTGGCGGCGGCACGGCCAAGGCCGGCGAGCTGGTGTTGCTCACGTCCGAGCGCGAGGCGATCGCCGCCTTCGGCGTTGACTCGGCGATCACCAAGGCCGCCCAGGCCATCTATGTGCGCGCCAAGGCGGTGATCGTCGCGGTCGGCGTGCCCAAGCTGGCAGATGCGGCGTTGCAAACCTCGGCGATCATCGGCGGCGTTCTGGCCTCGGGCCAGCGTACCGGCCTGCAAGCGCTGTTGGACGGCAAGAGCAAGCACAACGCCCAGCCTAAGCTGTTGATTGCCCCGGCGCACTCGGCGACTCAGGCGGTGGCGACCGCCATGGATGCCCTGGCCGCCAAGCTGCGCGCGATCGCCATCATCGACGGGCCGAACACCACCGACGAGGCGGCGCTGGCCTACGCCCAGCAGTTCGGCAGCAAACGCCTGTATATGGTTGATCCGGGCGTGCAGTTCTGGGACACCGTGACCAGCGCGACGGTGGACGCGCCGGGCTCTGCCTGGGTGGCGGGGCTGTTCGCCTGGACGGACGCGACCTACGGCTATTGGGCGTCGCCGTCGAACAAGGAGTTTGTCGGCATCACCGGCACCACGCGGCCGATCGAGTACCTGGACGGCGACGAAACCTGCCGGGCCAACCTGCTGAACAACGCGTTTATCAGCACCATCATCCGCGACGGCGGCTATCGCCTGTGGGGCAACCGCACGCTGTCGAGCGATCCGAAGTGGTCATTCGTCACCCGCGTGCGTACCTGCGACATCCTCATGGATGCCATTCAGGCGGGCCACAAGTGGGCGGTAGACCGCTCGATCACCAAGACCTACGTGTCCGACGTGACCGAGGGGTTGCAGGCGTTCATGCGCGACCAGAAGAACGCCGGCGCGGTGATCAACTTCGAAGTCTATCCCGACACCGAAAGGAACACGGCCAGCCAGATCGAGCAGGGCAAGGTGTATTGGCGTATTCGCTTCACCGACGTGCCGCCGGCCGAAAACCCGATTTTCCTGATCGAGGTCACCAACGAGTGGCTGACCGAAGTGCTTGAAGCCTAAGGGGGCTAACCGATGATTCCTCAAGTTCTCAAAAACATGGCGCTGTTCGTCGACGGCGTCAGCTTCTCCGGCGATGTGCCGACCCTGACGCTGCCCAAGCTGACCCAGAAGGTCGAGGACTATCAGGGCGGCGGCATGCTGGCCCCGATCGAGTTTGCCGTGGGCATGGAAAAGATGGAGGCGGCGTTTACCACCAACGGCGTGCGCCGCGAGTCGCTGAAGTTCTTCGGTCTGGCCGACCAGACCGCGACCAGTCTGGTGTTCCGTGGCGTGTTCGCGGATCTGAAAGGCCGCAAGGTGCCGGTGATCGTCACCCTGCGCGGTGGTGTGAAAGAAGTGGACATGGGCGACTGGAAGCCGGCCACCGTCGCGGAAATTAAGCACGGCGTGAAGATCACTTACTACAAGCTCGAAATCGAGGGTCGTGTGATGTACGAGATCGACCCGCTCAACATGATCATGGTGGTCGACGGCGTTGACCAGGCCGCCGAAGAACGTTCGGCCCTTGGCCTGTAAGGACTTAGAAAATGACTCAAGCAACTGCAAGCAAGCCGATCCCATCCTGGCTGTCCCTGAACGATTCCGGCGTTACCGTAACGCTGAAGGGCGCCGCCAATATTGGCGGGGTCTTGACCGACAAACTGACCATGCGCACGCCGACCGTGCGTGATGAGCGGGCCGCGACCGCCGCTGCCAATGGCGACGCCATGGTCTACGAAATCAATCTGCTGTGCAGCCTGTTGCAGGCCACCGAGCCGGAGCTGGGGGCCCTGTCTACCCGGAACTACAAGCGCCTCATGGCGGGCTATTTTCGCATGGATGAAGAGGACGAGCTTTAACTCCGAGACGCAAAGGCTTGCGGCCAAGCGCTTGGCGAAAGAGACAGGGTTCTCTGCCGCCGAGATCGAGGACATGACCTTTGACCGGATGCTGTGGTGGCTCAGGGATTGAGCCGCTTTCGACTCGACGACGAATAGGGCATGCACATGGGCAACAAACTCGCGCTCGGCCTGGTCATTGGCGGGGCCATCAGTTCCACGGTGGGGACGGCGTTCAAGGATGTCGCCAACCGGATCAAGAAGCTGGAGGAAACCGGCAAAAAGGCCCGGGTGCTGGAAAAGGCCATTGGCGAGACCATGCGCCTGCGCGACGAATGGCGCAAGGCGCACATGGCGGGCGAGAAAGGCGCCGATGAGCTGCGCAAGAAGCTGGAAAACAACCTGTCGGCGCTGAAGAAACAGGGCGTCGAAGTCCGCAACCTGGGCAAGGCCTATACCCAAATGGGCAAGGCCGCGCGCGGCGCCGAGCTGAAGGCCAAGGGCCACATGCAGCTCGATGCCGGCAAGCAGCAGATGAAAAGCAGCATCGGTCAGGCCACGGCCGCCTCGGCGGCGATGGTCATTCCGGCGAAGATCAGCGCGGACTATGGCGCGATCATTCGTGACATCGCGATCAAGGCCAACATTGCCAACACGCCGCAAGAGGCGCAGTTGTCCAAGACCGTGATCGACACGTCACGCGATACCGGTATGGCGCGCAATCAGGTGGCCGAGGTGGTCAACGCCCTGGTGGGCGCCGGCATGGAGCTGGACAAGGCCCTGTCTTATGCACCGACGGCGGCCAAGTTCGCGGTCGGGCAGGGTTCGGACGGCGGCGAAACCGCCAAGATGATCAATGCCCTGGGGCAGAACGCCAAGATCACCGATCCGGAAGTGATGCAGAAAGCGCTCGAGGCGATCGCCTACCAAGGGCAGGCGGGCAGCTTTGAGGCGGCCGACATGGCGCGCTGGTTCCCTGAACTGCTGGCGGGCATGGGCAAGTTGGGCATCACCGGCATGGACTCGGTGACGCAGCTCGGTGCGATGCTTCAGGTGCAGATGAAGACGGCCGGCGGCTCCGACGAGGCGGCCAACAACCTCAAGAACTGGATGGAGAAAATCGGCTCCGGCGACACCGTTGAGGCGTACAAGAAGGCCGGGATCGACTATCAGGGGTCGATGCAGACCGGCCTGCAGAATGGCAAGTCCACCTTGGAATCCAGCTTTGCGCTGGCCCAAAAATACATTGAGGCGACCGACCCGAAGAAGGCCGCCGAGATGGCCAAGGCCGTGGCCGGGATCAGCAAGGAGACCGATCCCGAGAAAGCTAAGGCCATGATCGCCTCGCTGGAGGCGGCGCTGCGCACCGGCGACCTGTTCGCCGACATGCAGGTCAAGGGCGCCTTGACCGCGTACATGCAGAACAAGGATCTGTACGAGAAGCTGAAAAAGGACTCGGCCAGCGCGACCGGGATTCTGGACAAGAACCTGGCCGAGCGCCGGCAATCCTCAGCGCAGAAACAAGCCGAGATGGTGCAGGGCCTGGACGATGCCATGCGCGGCATCGGTGATGCCATGCGCCCGGTAACGGACGCGGTGGCCGAGGGTATTACGTCGGTGGCCGGTGGGCTGGCCAAGCTGGCGGACGAATCGCCCCGGCTGGTGACGGGCATCGGCATGGCCACGGCCGGCTTGATCGGCCTGTCGGCGGCGGTGAGCAGCTTCAAGATGGCCAAGGGGCTGATGAACATCGGCCGCGGTTCGTTGATGGGTAATCCGAACATCCCGCAAAAGGTCATTGTGACCAACATGGGGAGCGGTGGCCTGGATGGCGGTTTGGATGCTGGCGACCTCGATGCCGGCGGTGACGCCGATGGCAAGAAGGGCAGGAAGGGCGGCAAGGGCGGTCGAGGCGGTCGGGGTGGCGGCGCCTCCGTTGGGTCCGTGGTGAAAGGCGCGGCCGTGGTAGCGGTTGTGGATGCCGGTTTCAAGGCCTATGACACCTACCAGAACGCCGAGACTCAAGACGAGAAGGCCGTGGGCTATGGCGAGGCCGCCGGCGGATTGGCGGGCACATTGGCGGGTGCGGCGGCGGGTGCGGCGATCGGTTCGGCAGTGCCTGTCATTGGCACGCTGATCGGTGGGTTGATTGGTGGTTATCTGGGCAGTCAAGGCGGCGATGCCCTGGGCGGTTACCTGGGCAAGTCGCTGTTTGGCGCTGACGACGCGGCGAAGAAGTTGCCCGACGCCGGGCCGTTGATGATGGTTAACGCCGGCAAGGACATCAAGCCGGTGACGGGGGACATCGCGAAGTCGTTCGCCAAGCCAGCGGGCGCAACGCCGCTGATGATGGCACCGACTGGTCAGGCGCGGCCCTCGGGGGCGCCGGCGCAGTTGGGGGATGTTGGCCGCTCGATGCTGCTGCCGCCGTCCAGCGCCGACGCCACGGCCGGGCCGCTGGCCAAGCCGGCGCCTGCCAGTCCGCCACCGGCCAACATTGAAGCCCGGGTGGACATTCAGGCGCCGTTCTCGCTGACCGTTCAGGGCGACGTGCAGGACGCCAATGCGCTCTACACCAAGCTCAAGCCGATGCTCGATCAGCACTACCGAGAACTCGCCAAGGCGCAGGAAAACCGCAAGCTGTTCGATGCGCCGCACGTTTAATCAGGGGGAGAATCATGGAAGCATTGGGGCAGTTGCAATCGGGGCTGAAGTATCTGGCCACGGCCGGCGAGACGGGGCGGCGCAGCCTCGACGGCATGATAGGCCCGGTGAATGGCGCGATCGGGGAAATCACCGGCGCCGCGTCCGAGTTGGAGGGCGTGCCCTTCGTCGGTCCGGCGATCGGCGCCAAGTTGCAGCGCGTCATGCGCGGGGTCAATGCGGCGCAGGCGCAAGTCGGGCGGGTGGCGGCCATGTACGGCACGGCCACCCGCGCGGTCGCGCAGATCGACGAGCGCCTGGGCGTGCTGAAGGAGCAGGCCGGCAGGGCTGCCACGGCGATCAACAAGATTGCCGGCAAGGCCAGCCCGGCATTGGCCAACATCGTGCCCACCGGAGCCTTTGCCACGGATCAGACGCCGGCGCCGGAGGCGGTGAAGCCGTTCCCGCACCTGCTGATCATCCAGCCACAAGACCCGAAGGCGCCGCAGTACACCTTCAACCTGGACACGGCCGCTTTCGATGAGCTGCGCCGTTCGACCGAATTCCGTTGGGCCTCGCAAGAGCGTCTATCGCGGCGGCCGGCACAGCAGGCGGTGGGCATCGGCGACGAGAAAATCACCCTCAAGGGCGCGATCTTTCCAGGCTTCAAGGGCGGACTTAAGCAGCTCGATACCCTGCGCACCCTCGGCGGCCAACTTCAGCCGCTGACCTTGACCACGGGCTATGGCGACGTGTTGGGGACGTGGTGCCTGAAGAGCGTGGACGAAGAACAGAGCGCGCTGATGGCTGGCGGCATCCCGCGCAAGCAGGCCTTTACCTTGGAGTTTGTGCGCTATGGCGATGACATGCAGAACGTCTGACGGGGATCTGCTGGACGTGATCTGTCACAACTACTACGGCCAGCTCGCCGGGGCCGTCGAAGCGGTGCTGGATGCCAATCAAGGGCTGGCCGATGAGGATCAGCCCTACCGCGCCGGCGTGGTGATCGTGCTGCCGGATCTGGTCAGTCCCGTGGCCGAAGAGGTCACGCTGTGGGATTGAGTCCGTCCGGAGGCGCCGCCGGCGTCATTTTGCGTTACGCGTAACGCGCCACTTATCCAGCCCGCCTTGTGCGGGCTTTCTTTTGGGCAAAACTCATGACCCCCCGATTTCGCATTGTGGCCGATGGCAACGACATCACGGCGCTGTTGAACGACCGGCTGATTCAGTTGAGTGTCACCGACAAGACCGGGATGGAATCCGATGAATTCGAGCTGCGCATTGATGACCGCGACGGGCTGGTGACGTTGCCCCGCAAGGGTGTGGGGATCGAGGTCTATCTAGGCTATCTGGAGACGAAGCTGGCCCGGCTGGGCCGCTACGTGGTCGACGAAGTCACGGTGTCCGGCCCGCCGGATACCATCGTGATCAAGGGCAAGGCCAGTGACATGCGCGGCAGCGGCAAGACCATCCGCAGCGGGAGCTGGGAAAACGTGCCGCTGTCGAAGATCGTGGCGGACGTGGCGGCGCGCAACGGCTGGACGCCGGTGTGTCCGGTCAGTACCAAGGTTGAGCGGGCCGACCAGCTCAACGAATCCGATTTCAACTTCATCACGCGCCTGGCCAAGCAGTACGACTGCACGGCCAAGGTCGCTGACGGCAAGCTGCTGGTGATGCCGCGTCAGGGCGGGCAGAGCGCAAGCGGCAAGGCCTTCGCGCCGATCGTGATCACGCGCCGCGACGTCAGTCGCTGGCAGTTCCACCTCGGCGATCGCGATTCGCACAAGGCTGTCGGCGCCAAGCATCAGGACAAGAAGACCGGGACGCTGGCTGTGGTGTCACTGGAGAACGACGACGCCCCGGACGGCCTGCCGGCAGTGCACACCGATCGGCACATTCACCCCAACAAGAAGGCCGCCGAGGCCGCCGCCAAGGCGCGCTTGGCCGCGTTCAACCGTTCGACCGCCGGCGTGCGCCTGGAAATGGAAGGACGCACGGACCTGTTTGCCGAACGGACGATCATCGCCCAGGGCTTCAAGGTCGGACTCGACGGCGAGTATCTGGCCGAGTCGGTGGAGCAGACCTACACCCAAGCCGGCTGGTCGACCACCGTCGAGTGTAACGGCGGCAAGAACGGCAAGGCCAAGGCCAAAGGCAAGAAGAAAAAGGAGGTCAAGCCGGTCAAGGTCGTCAGCCTCAAATAGCGCCTCGGCGCCCAACCCGCCGCCCTGAGCGGTTTTTTTACGTCTGGAGTTTGCTATGCCCATCACTCAGCAGCAGTTGCTGCAAATCCTCCCCAACGCCCGCCCTGTCGCGGGCGTTTTTGTGTCTGCCCTCAATCAGGCCATGGCGCGCTTTGACATCACGTCGCCGGTGCGTCAGGCGGCCTTTATCGCCCAGCTCGGGCACGAGTCCGCGCACCTGACCAAGTTGTCGGAAAGCCTCTACTACAAAGACCCCGAGCGCGTCGCGCAGCTCTTCAAGTATGGCTTTGACCTGAACCAGAACGGCCGGGTAGAGCCGGCCGAGGTCGAGTTTGCCAAGGGGTATTTGCGCAACTCGGAAAAGCTGGCCAACCGTGTCTATGGCGGTCGTTACGGTAACGGCCCCGAGGCGTCCGGCGACGGTTACCGCTACCGCGCCCGGGGCGTGATCGGCATCACCTTTCGTGACAACTACCGCCTGTGCGGCCAAGCGCTGGGCGTGCCGTTGCTCGACAAGCCCGAGCTGCTGGAGCAGCCGGAGTATGCCGCGCTGTCGGCGGCCTGGTACTGGTGGGATCGCGGCTTGAACGAACTGGCCGACGCCGGTCTGTTCGACCGCATCAGTCGCGTTATCAACGGCGGCGACAACGGCCGCGAAGATCGGCGCGAGCTGTGGGCCAAGGCCAAGGCGGTGCTATGTCAGTCCTCGATCTGATTCCGGCGCTGGTGCGCCCTTGGGCGGTCGCCCTGGTACTGCTGTCGATCACCGGCGTCGGCGCTGCCGGCAGTTGGGTGATTCAGGATTGGCGTTACGGCAAACAACTGGCTGAACAGTCCGGCCTGCATAAGGACGATCTGACCGCAATAAGCAACGCGGCTGCCGCCCAGATGCGCGCCGATCAAGGCAGACGCCTCGCGCTCGAGCAGCGCCTGGCAATCAGCGACCAAGCCCACCACGAGGTTTTGACCAATGCTCAAAAAGACCAGGCTCGCCTGCGCGATCGCCTTGCCACTTCTGATCTGCGGCTGTCAGTCCTCCTTGCCGAGGATCCAGCCGGTGGCTGTTCAGTGTCAGCCGGTACCGAAGCCGGCGGCGTGGTTCATGGAGGAGCGCGCGCCCGACTTGACCCGGCGCATGCTCAACGAATTATCGGCATCACCGACGATGGTGACCAAGGACTGATTGCATTGGCGGCGTGCCAGGCCTTCGTGAGAGAGGCGAGCCGATAGGGTATTTATAGGTTCGGCCTGGCTGCTACTGAAGAGCGTTGCTGATCGAGCGATATAGCAAATTGTGTGCAGGAGAGAGTGTTGTGCAATACATCGTATGCAATTAGTTTGTGCGGCCACGCCTGAGCTAATGGAATATCCATTGACCCGCGTAGCCCGCTTTGCAGGCTTATATGCTCTCATAAGACTTTTATTCTGTTGGCCTGATTAAGCCTAGCGAGATGAAAATTTCGCTTAATGCACTTACTGTTTTAAGCGTTGATGAGTCCATGCCGCTACAGCTTGTGTGCCAATCTGCAGCGTCGATGGAGGCGAGGTTGATTACATCTAGGTCATCACGGAAATTGCTACTTTTGGGTAGGAGATGTGTGAATGTCATTTCATCTGTAGTTTGATCAAGCTCTTCTATGCTGTGAATGTGGAACTTGGATATACCATCCTTGTTTTTTTTTCTCGTACATAAATCCATCATTACGCAATGGTTTGAACTCATAGGCGATTCCAAGCTTGTCTAATCTGTCTGATAATCCCATCCAGTGGCTGATTTTCATGCGGTAAGTCATATACACATCCTTATGTTGTTTTAAAAAGATATTTCATTAAATCCTTTTGCGTGAACTTTATTGTAGTCAAGATCCTGAGGTCAGGGGTTGGATAAATTCCTCCCCCTGATTCCTGACATTACCTACAGCCTGATTCACCCTGAACCGCCCAAACACATCAGCAGATTCGCCCTGATGCAGCACCATCTGTTCGGCACGTTCCTTGGGCGTGGACAGGTCCAGCCATTCCCGCGCCAACTCCGGCGCGAGCACCACCGGACGCCGGTCGTGGATGTCGACCATGCCACCGGCACTGTCGGCGGTGATGATAACGAAGCCGTCATGCTCCCCAGGGCCTTCATCGCTATCGGGAAATTGGCCGATGGAGGCACACAATATCGGTGAGCCGTCCCGGTGCCGGATCAAATAAGGCTGCTTCTTCGGTTCGCCTTCGTCTACCCACTCAAACTAGTTGTCGATGGGCGTGATTGCGCGGTGTGGCCAGATCGCCCGGAAGAATGGTCCGTGCGCGACTTTCTCAGCTCTGGCATTGATTGGCGCAGCTCGATCCTTCGCCCAGTGCGGGCGCCATCCCCTGCGCACTCGGTCGGCGTGCAGGGTGTCGCCCTCGAGGTGGAGCAGGGCGACCTGAGTCGACGGCGCGACGTTGTAGCGCTCGAGCGGCAGATCGCCGACGGTGTTGGCCAAGGCATTCGGCATGCTCAGCGCTGCAACGAAGTCGTGGACACCCCGGTACTGTGAAAGTCTTCCGCGCATCGGTACCTCTCCGTCTGTCGAAATCCTCCACAAAAAAATTGACCGTAAGCTGAGTGCACAACTGACAGTGCATTCATTGACTCATGGAGGGCTGCGTCCTTGGCTTGTCGGTGTGTTCGTAACTATCACCGTAGACCAAGACCAGCCATTCTTCATTTTTCGCTTTCAGTTCAGTTACCTAGCAACTAAGTGAATGTCATCTAAATTCGTCCCGTTGTTATTTTTAGCGATAAAAATCTTATTGTTAATAGCAAATAAAAGTTAGTGAGCTAGCCTTTTAAATTGCCGGCTTTAAATTTGACAGGAGGAGGGGTTCCATTCTTTAATAATGGCGCGTATCCAAGGGTTGGATTCGCGTTACAGGGAGAAGTTCTTTTTCAGGACTTCATTGCATGCGGAAACAAGGAAATAAGGAAATTAAAATGTCTGATTTGGCCAGCGAAAAAATCTCTAACCTAGAGCAAGACCCAGCTAAAGCCTTCACCATCTTCGAGCAGAGTGGTATCTCGATAGAATTGACTCTGCCCGGTGCTTTGTCGCTCAGCAAGGGTGGGAATAGCCTGTACGCAGCCACTGTAAAATTGAAAAATGATACGGAGTTTACAGTCACTTCGGCGGAGTTCAAAGTGACACTCAATAACGTGTACGATAATAATAGTAGGAATATGCAGCTCGCGACTGTGGGATTTAAGGGGCCCGGGGTTATGGACCAACCAAAACAGGAAATGAGTTTCACTCTTGATGCAGCTGTTTTGGCTAATGGTTCGGGCAACTGTTCACCTAAAGTTACCGGATGCTCTAACGTTCAGTGGCTTGCCTCGATGAACAACGGGCAGGGCACGGAAAACTTCACAACAAGCCTGACATCTGTCCAGCTTACGCTTATCTCCGACCCTGAAACGAAAAATGGGCCGACTTTAATTGTTCTCTAACTGACCTACCACCGTGGGGTCCAGAAGTTCGGGCCTCGCGGTCGCCCTCCGACTCTAGGGGCTGGGATAAGACCTAGAGCTGAATCTTGAGTTTAGACAATCGTTTTTGATTGGGATTTCAGGTCAGCAAGCTTCTGCTGGAGGTAATCTGCTTCTCGTCTGTTCGATCCTGCTCTGGTGGTCCAGTCGCTTATCTCCTTGCACTTGCCACCACTTTGACACCTCTCGTTGCCAGGTATCCCCTGAAATCTCTTTTAGCGGCCTCTCAGCATCTGCCAGCATTTTGGTCAGCCCGAAATGTCCTCTCGGGCCTTGCGTAGCTGCAGGTTGAGTTCCTGGATCTCGTTTTTAAGCAACGTTCAGTGCTGAATGCAAGTTTCGAGAGGCGTGCGGGTGCCGAGCCAATCGCCTGTGTCGTCGATGTGCACGGTACTGCCTCACATGCGTTTGCTGTTTGGATATACAGTGATCGAGGTTTCGAAGGTCTGTAATTTGAGGCGACGAATTGCAGAGGGTAGGGATTGTGTTCGGTCGGCAGGACGCCGGGAGGGTTGTGCGCAAAACCTCCGCTGTAAGCCACGGATTACCGTTTGCATAAGCACAAAAAAAGGGATGTTTTGCCACCATGAATAGGGGATATATTTGTTTAATATCAATAGCTTAGGTTTGTACAGTCCCCAGCATGGGGTGCTAGGGGTCGAGTGTTCGAATCACTCCGTCCCGACCATATTATTCAAAGGGGTCGCGAGATTTTATCTCGCGACCCCTTTTTGTTTTTAAGTGTTTTTGCCCCTGTCCCGTCCTGAATCAGGTTAACACCTGTCTCAGGACTAGACATTGGCGCTGCCCTCGATCTGTTATGCGTGGAGTACATATGCGCTCCTTCTGGGTTTCCGGGCCAGAAGGGCTCGGGGGGTTATTGCTCCATGATCACCCGGTACCGCTTTTGGTACTCCTCATACGACGGTGCAGATTTATTCAACTGCTGAATTTGCTGCAGCTTCCACTGATCTTTGCTGAGCGGCCCGCCCGGAGCAGAAGTTGCTGCAGTGTCGGCAACGGGCGCGGTGGCGGCCGGTGTAGTGGAAGAGCTAGAGGTGTTGAGGTTACCCAAGCATTGGTATTGGACAACTATCTGACCTGCAATGCAGGTACCGTAGCCATTCATCTGGTTGCAGTGCTGGGTTTTTCCTCCAAAGGCCTCTGCATCGGAGTAACCCCACAACGCGCATTTTGATTTAGCAATGCTCTGGGCTTGCTCGACTCGAACCACAGGGGTCTCAAACTGCTGGAAGTCATATGCCATATCAACGACGCCATCAGCTCGGCTTCCCCCTTTGGCGTAAAAGTCCTTGTTAGTGGCGCAACCCGCGAGGGTTGCTGACAATGCGAGGGCGAGAGCTACCGATAACTTGCGGGCAACAGGGGGCGATGCTGAGAAGGTCATATATGGACTCCGTTCATCTTTAGAGCAGTTCGCAAACTCCGCGGTTCATTACTGTACTGTAGGCGGAGGTCGAGCATTCTGTAGTCTCCAATGACAAACAGAGGCTATTTATTCAATCTGCCTTTATGCCGTTTCTGTGGCGATGGTATGCACTCTCGCCACAGGGCACGACGATTACTCCTTCAATTCGACGTGATCCAGTGCCTGGTTCACCGCCAGTTCACCGAGCATGACCACTTGCGCAATGCCCAGCAGGGTCTTGCGATGTGAGGTTTCCAGCAATGCTGCGAAATTGGTGAGCATGAGGGTGGCCGAGCCGAGTGTTTCGCTGGCGTTGGCCAGCAGGGATTCGGTGTTGTACTTCGGGTTGGCGAGGTACATGGGCTCGGGTTCGTTGGCCGTGGCCATGATCTGCGCGGCCGGGTTGAGGTAGTGGTCGAGGGCGCGCTCGGCGGCTTCGTGGAGCTTTTTTGAATCGAGTGATTCGTACGGGGATGTCGGGTCTGTGATCGGCGGATTGGGTGTAGGTTTTAACATAGATGAAACTCCTCATGCCGTAAGTAAGGAGCCATCCAACCTCGCTACCAAACGAAGGGTGGCGGCCATGCGCAGGTTGGTAGACCGGGACATGAGGAGGCCGGCGCACCCGAAGGTGCCCTGTGCATGACCACCATAAAGCCGAGACGAAAAAACGCCGCGAATGGTGATGCTGTGCAAATCTCATGTACGGGCTACCAAACCCGATCACTGTTTTCAGTGACCAGGAAACGATAAAACCCGCAGCCAAAGCGCACAAGCCGGCGGATTCTGGCGCAGGCGTAGGCAACGACGCAAGGCGTTGTAGCCTCGATGAAGTAACACCGGGTGTACTTAAACGCACCGCTAAACATCCAGGGTAAGGCGAGCGGATATACAGAGCCATGATCTCTGCATTCATTGACGAAGAGTTGAAAACTCACTCAGCCCTGAAAGATCAGCCTTAAAGTAGCCAGCGTCATAATCACAGAAACCCAGCGAGGCTGGAATTCCAGCCCCGCAGCGCCAATACATTGATCCTATTTTTGGCTGAGCGCCGCTATTGATACTCCCGAAGCGACGAAGGTGAGTCCTGCCCCTACGTTCAGGCCATTTACCAGCCGTGGGCTCTGACGCAAAAATCGGGACAGTACAGTGGCAAATACGCCCATAAGTGCGAATCCCACTGCCGTAAGTGCGGCGAACCATATGCCGTACACCAGCATCTGCACGCTCACTGAGCCGCGTTGTGGGTCGACGAACTGCGGGATGAACGCAAGGACGAAAAACCCAGGCTTCGGATTGAGTGCTGCCGAGAGTAATCCCGTGAGGAAAATGCTCGGCAGTGATTGCCGAGTCGCCGGCTGGAAGCTAATCAGGCTACGAGAGCGCAGGACTTTTATGCCAAGCCAAAGCAAATAGCCGGCGCCGATAAGCTTGATGACCCAGAAGGCAACGGCGGACGTCTGCATCAGCAAAGTCAGCCCTAGCGAAGCGGTTGCCACATGAAAGAGAATTCCCGCCCCAGATGCCATCCCCGACACGATAGCGGCGATCTTGCCCTGGCTGAGTCCTCGGCCTACGGCCAGCAGATTGTCCGGGCCTGGTGCGAGCACCAATAGCAAGCACGCGGCAGTATAGGCAAGCCAGATATTGATCGGAAACACGGCATTCTCCTTAAGCCTCACCGAGGCATCCATCCTCACGTAGCGCCAGAATGTGCACGTACCAGGCTGCAAAGTCAAAGCCACTGCATTTGAGAATATGTGTTTGAAGAGTCTATTCGCGGGCTCGTTACGCAGCGGCAAACGTGCGGCTGCGATTATGAGTTTGTACCCGTCGGCACGGCTTAACGGCCATGATCCGTATGCGTATTCAAAGGGCCTGCTCACGCGACTGCCGATGCAGCGGGGGAGTGAGATTACCGAGTTGCTGCCGCATGGATGGGCGCCCATTTAACCTCGCAAGGTCTGTTGGGCGGACGCTTACTGTCCAGGGCCTGGCCAGAAGGTTTTAGAAAATGCGTAAGGGGGGCTTGAAACTGGAAGCAGGCTGCAGCTTCCGTCTTCTAGATGCTGACAGTTCAGTTGGAAGAGTTGTTCAGCTGCTGAAGCTCAAGTTGCTTGGCAGCACTGGCTTCGAGGTTTGCACGCTCTTCATCCAGATACCGATAAATGCTTTGGAGGTTGGCGATTTTCTGTTTGATTTCTGCCATCTTCTTTTCAATTAGCTTAGCGCCGTCAGCACAGTCGATCAGCTTGTTCCGCTGCGCATCCAGAATCTCGCCTATTTCCCCCAGGGAAAACCCCATGCTTTGCGCGCGCTGGATAAAGTCCAGATCCTGCAGA